ATATTAAAACTTTAAACAAAACAAAAGAGCTGTTATTAAAAAATGCAGCGCTCGCAATTTCTGGTGTTTACACTGCCGCTGATGATGGTGTCATAAATCCTGCAACAATTCGTATCGTTGCTGGTGCAATTATTCCAGTAGCTCGTAACGGTGGTCCACAGGGCGAATCATTAAAAGCATTACCAAGATCTGGTGACTTTAATGTGTCGCAGTTGGTGATCAATGACTTGCAACAAAACATTAAACGCATACTACTTGATGAATCACTACCACCAGATAACATGAGTGCAAGATCTGCTACTGAGGTAGTAGAGCGTATGAAAGAGTTGTCACAGAATCTTGGCTCTGCATTTGGTCGTTTGATCAATGAGACAATGATTCCACTAGTAGAGAAAATCCTACAGGTAATGGATGATCGTGGATTAATCGATATGCCACTGCGAGTTAATGGTTTAGAAGTGCGTGTGATGCCTACTTCACCATTAGCTATGTCGCAGAATATGGAAGAAGTGCAGAATATTATGCAGTATGCACAGATCATTTCTGGCTTTGGACAAGAGGCACAGTTTGGCTTGAAGAAAAGTGAAGCAATGGACATGATTGCTGAGAAGCTTGGTGTACCTGCAAGCTTACGCTACTCACCGGAAGAACGTGCAATGGAGATGCAGAAGGCAGCACAAATGGCACAGCAGTTTGCAGCTGCTAATCCAGAGGCTGCGGCTCAAGCAGTAGGTAAAGCTGTGCAAGGTGGAGGTATGGCTTAATGGCTGGATGGGATGATTTTGATGAACTACCTACTGACATTCGTGTTGCTACACAAATGTCTGATGATCTGGATATCTTGTGTGCCAAGGTAATGACTACCGATGACGGACAAAAATTAATGAGGTGGCTACGGTCTACCTTGTTAGAGCAGCCTGTTGCCACACCAGACTGCGACTCTTCATATGCTTATTATCGTGAAGGGCAAAATAGTGTGGTGCGTGATATAGAGGCGAGAATAAAACGCTCTCTCAAACCAAAGGAAAATGATGGAAGACAACCAACCCAGCAGTGATGCTGGCCTATTGGATGGTGCAACCGCAACTGAAGATACACAAAGCCAAGCTAATCCAGTAGCCACAGCAGTAGAACATCGAGCAGCCACACCAGAAGAGGATGACAGTCCTCTAGAGCGTCCAGAGTGGTGGCCTGAAAACTTCTGGAAAAAAGACGAGTCCGAGCCAGACTTGGAGGCAATAGCAAAAAGCTGGGGCGATCTCAGAAAGCAGATCAGCCAAGGCAAACACAAACCACCAGCCGATGGTAAATACGATACCAGCGCATTCGGTTCAATACCAGAAGACGATCCTGTAAGAAATACGGTAATGGGCTGGGCGCAGGAGTTTGGCATCAGCCAGCTGGCTTTAGATAAGCTGGTAGGGCAGGTAGTTGAGATGGGTGGCGCTCAACAGCAGCAAGCTACATTTAATCGTGAGGCTGAACTCAAGGCACTTGGACCAAATGCAAACGCTATGATCAAGTCTATGACTGATTGGGGCAGGGGATTGGTCAATAAAGGCATATGGGGCGCTGATGATTTTGAGGAATTCAAGATCATGGGTGGCACAGCCAAGGGCATTAAAGCGCTGGCTAAGTTGCGTGAAACTTATGAAGGCACTAAGATTCCAACCAACTCAATGCCAGTCGATGGCGCTCCTAGTAAAGATGAGCTGTACCAAATGGTTAATGATCCGAAGTATAAGACTGACGTAGCTTACCGCCAAAAGGTGGAAAAGATGTTTGCTCAGACGTTCGGTTAGAGTCTCCCTCCTCTGTCTTGGAGTTTGCCCAGCCAAGTGCTGGGCTTTTTTTCGTTTTGCGTTTTTTAAAAAATAGTGTAAAACAGCATCAAGGCATATCAGGCTGATATCAGACTGACCCTGACCACTGCGGATGCAGACGTTTAGGCTAACGTAAAAGGCAAGCTAAGACCCCAGCGATGGGCATATCGTGGCGCAAAACAATCTTATCAAACTATTAAGGAGTATAACATGAGCGTATCATTATCAAACGCTTTCGTTACCCTGTTTGATGCAGAAGTCAAACAAGCATTCCAAGGTAAGGCTATGCTTGTTGGTGCTGTGCGTCAGCGTAGAGGTGTCGAAGGCTCAACAGTAAAATTTCCTAAAGTCGGTCGTGGTGTAGCTACAGCTCGCATTACTCAGACTGATGTAACCCCAATGAACGTAGGCTTCAGCTCAGTGACTTGCACACTGCAAGACTGGAATGCAGCTGAGTATTCAGACATTTTCTCCCAGCAAAAAGTAAACTTTGACGAGCGTCAAGAACTCGTACAAGTTGTAGCTTCTGCAATGGGTCGTAGACAAGACCAGTTAATTCTGGATGCATTAGGTTCTTCTGGTACTTCATTGACAGTTGCTAACAGCATTGGTGGTTCTAATACCAATATGAACTTAGCTAAACTGCGTGAGGCAAAGCGCTTGCTCGATAAGAATAACGTACCTGCTGAAGGTCGTAATATTCTGATTCATGCAAATGGTTTATCTAACTTGTTGTCTGAGACAGCTGTAACCTCTTCTGACTTCAATAGCATCAAGGCTCTCGTACAAGGCGAGATTAACACTTACTTGGGTTTCACTTTCCATGTATTGGGTGATCGCTCTGAAGGTGGTTTAGCTATCGATGCTTCATTGGATCGTACTTGTTTCGCATTCCACAAAGATGCAATCGGCTACGCTGAAGGCATTGGTATGCGCTCCGAGATCAACTACATTCCAGAGAAGACTAGCTGGTTAGTCAACGAAGTATTCAGCGCTGGCGCTGTAACCATTGATGCGGAAGGTATTGTTCAAATTACCTGCCGTGAATCTTAATAGGGGGCTGACATGGCATTTAATAAAGATGGCTTTGCAACAATAGCAGCCAGTAAAGCTGGCAATGCACCGTCAATTTATTCTTACAAAACAGCTGATACACAAGCAACTGTTAATACCGTTAGCTATTTTGACAGCATTGCATCGCTGTTAAAAGTTGGCGATGTTATCTTTGTTTATGACAGCACTACACCTAGCCTCGTATTGACTTACGTCAATGCAGTCTCTTCTGCTGGTGTTGTTGATATCGCTGACGGTACAACTGTAAGCGCAACTGATACAGACTAATCTGGTCTGAATCAAGCACAGGGCTGCTCTTGTACAACAAGGGTAGCCCTTTCTCACGTTAAGGATCTGACATGGCTGCTGGAGATACCAGTTTATCAATCTGCTCAGACGCACTTATCATGCTCGGTGCTAGACCGATCTCGTCTTTTAATGATGGTACGGATGAGGCTACTGTAGCTGATCGACTTTATCATGACGTAAGAGATCAGATTCTGATGACCTACCCTTGGTCATTTAGTTTTAAAAAGGAACAACTAGCTAGGCTAGTAACGGTTCCTAACAATGAATACAGATACGAATACGCTTTATCTGGTGATCGTTTAGGATCTCCTCGCAAAATATTCAACACTGGAAATATTGGCGCTTATCCAATCCAAAATTATAAAATTATGGGTGATAAGGTGCTAACAAATGAGCAGATTATCTACGCTGAATATCAGTATTCAACTCCAGAGTTTGCTATGCCAGCGTACTTTGTGCAGCTGCTGAAATATGTAATGGCTTGGCACTTTGCTTTACCAATCACAGATCAGGTAGATAAGGCTCAATACTGGCAGAGCGTAGCTGTGGGATCTCCAGCTGAGAATGGTCGTGGTGGATATATGCGTACATCCATTAATATTGATGGACAGAATAATCCTGTACAGTCTATTGAAGACTACTCACTGATAGCGGTTAGATACTAATGACTCGTTTTGTATCACTCCAGACAAACTTCTCTTCAGGAGAAATGGATCCACTACTGCTGGCTCGTGTGGATCTTGCTGCCTATCAGAATGCTTTGTCTGAGGCTACTAACGTAGTGATCCAGCCGCAGGGTGGATTGAGACGTAGAGCAGGTTTAAGGTACTTGTCTGCATTACCAAACACTGGTGCAGAGTCTGCCGCTAATGGTGTTAGATGTATTGCGTTTGAGTTCTCAACTTCTGATAGTTATATGCTTGTTTTCACACATAACAGAATGTATGTGTATCGAAACAAGGTATTAATTACGAACATCAACGGAACTGGCAATAGCTATCTCAGTACATCAGCTTTAGGTTTAACTGGAGCAAGACTAGGTAAGATTTGTTGGACTCAGTCAGCCGATACTTTGATCGTGGTACATCCATCTATACCGCCAATCAAGATCGTGCGTGGAGCCACCAATGCTGACTGGACTGGATCAGCAATTACGTTTGACTCTGTACCTAAGTATGCGTTTACATTAACTGTAACTAATCCTGCTGGCACTCTTACACCATCAGCAGTATCTGGAAAGATTACGCTAACAGCATCAGCTGCATCATTTACCTCTGCTAGTGTTGGTCAGTACGTTAATGCTAGTCCACAGGGAAGAGCTAAGATTGTTGCGTTTACCTCTACTACAGTAGTAAGCGCTATTACTGAATTCCCATTCTTTAACTCTTCAGCTATTGCTACAGGCAGCTGGGACTATGAGGCTGGCTATGAGCCAGTGTGGTCAGCTACAAAAGGCTATCCGGCTACTGTTACATTCCACGAAGGTAGACTTTATTTTGGTGGTAGCGAATCTAGACCATCCACTATATGGGGATCAAAGGTAGGTATATTCTTTGACTTTGAGGCTACCGAAGGATTGGATGATGATGCAGTAGAAGCAACACTAGATACCAATACATACAACTCAATTACTGACATGATCTCAGGTCGAGATTTGCAAGTTTTTACAACTGGTGGTGAGTTCTATATTCCGCAAAACGGATTAGATCCAATTACACCGACTAACTTTTTTGTAAAGACAATTAGTCGTAACGGTAGCAAGGAAGGCATCCGAGTACAGCAGTTAGAATCAGGTACGCTATTTATTCAGCGCCAAGGTAAAGCACTAAATGAAATGGCTTTCTCGGATACTCAGCTGACGTATCTAACAAATAAGATATCTTTGCTGGCTGGTCATTTACTAAAGAATCCTACTCGCCTAGGTCTGCGTAGAACTGTGGCTACTGACGAGAATGACTTACTATTAATTGTCAATGCTACTGGTGGATCAATAGCTGTATTCTCATTGCTGCGCCAACAGAATGTTATTGCGCCATCAGAGTTTGATACTGACGGTGAGTTTATTGATGTCGGTGTGGATATCACTACAATTTACGCAATCGTTAAGCGCACTGTTAATGGTGCAACTCAATATTATGTAGAGTATTTTGATGATGATGCCTACATGGATTCTGCTGTAAAAGGTGGGGCAGCTGCAAGCGTGTCTGTGTCTCATTTGATTGGTAAGACAGTTAATATAAAGCTTGATGGAACTATTCAGCCTGATCAGGTAGTACCTGCTGGTGGCACTGTCACATTTGCTAGAGCATCAACGTCATCTTATGAGGTTGGTTTACCATATTCTGTGACTGTAGCAACTCAGCCGATTGAATTAAAGTTGGCATCAGGTACTCGTATTGGATTTAAAAAACGTATTGTGGAAGTGAATGCTGTGTTAAAAGATACGCAGCATATAAAGATTAATAATATCGAAGTGCCTATCAGAAGCTTTGACACTGCCAGCATATTGGATGCTGACATTCCAGACTTCACTGGCATCAAGGTATTGCATGGGATCTTGGGATATTCTCAGGACGCAAAGATTACCGTATCTCAAAACCTCCCATTGAAAATGACGCTACTCGGTATTGAGTACAAAGTAGCCACACACCAAGGGACTTAACATGGCACAGTTAGTATTAGTTGCGGCTGCATTACAAGCATTTAGTTCTATTCAAGCTGGTCAAGCTCGTGGTAGACAATTACATTTGCAGGGAGCGCAAGCTAATCTTGAAGGTCAGCAACGTGCATTACAAGAAGAGCAAAAAGCAAATGTAGTTTTACAAAGATTAAATGAAACAAATGCAGCTGCTAGAGCAAGGGGATCTGCTGGTGGTGTTCAATCATTCCAAGGATCTGCTGCTTTAATTCAAGATGTAAATACTCGTAGAGCTGGTAAAGAGTTTGATATTGCATTAACTAGTGCTGCTGGAGCTGAAAGAATGGGACAGGCGCAAATGGCTATGTATGCATCAGCTGCTAACCAAGCTGAAAAGCAAGGTTATTTTAATGCTGCTATAGCATTAGCGTCAGGCGGATATCAGTACAGTCAGATAGGTGCTGCTCCGGCAGCTACCCAAACTGTTGGCAGCGCACCAACAGATACCTCTTCTTACACATTTAGACGGTAATAAATATGCCATTACCAACATACCAACAAATGGGATTGTTATCCACGCCTTCACAAAAGTTAGACTTTGCTGATTTGCGTGAGACAGAGAGATCATCACAAATGATGTCGCAGTCTCTTGATCGCTTGAGCGAGTTTGCGTTTAAGGCTGCTGCTAAACAAGCAGTACGAGAAGGTGAGCAATGGGCATATAAAAACCCAGTTTCTGATGATCAAATTAAGAGAGCCAAGTTAGGCTCTTTGGATATTGCGCTAGAGCAGCCAAAGGCTGGTACATTCTTTGGTGATGCAGCAAGAAAAATACAGGCTGGTCAACTTAGATCTACGCTAGAATTAACAGCTAGAAGCGATATAGCCAGAATATATCAGCAGGTAGAGGCTGGTGCAATTACAGACATAAAAACTTTAGATGATGAATTTTATGCAATTCAAAAAGGTAACGGTAAGGTTATTGCATCATTAGATCCAGAGCAAGCAAATGCTTTTCAAGCATCAATTGCCGCAGCAGCTAATCCTGTTTATCAGGCTGGCGCTAAGAAAATTGGCGAGTTAAGAGCTAAGTATATTGAAGACTTGGTAACTAGATCTTTAGATGATTATGATCCATTACTAAGAACATTAATTGATCAGGAAACAGATCCAAAAAGACTTTCCGAGCAGATAGAAATTGGCAGAAAAGCAATATTAACTCAAGCAGTACAAACAAATAATGTTGCTGCATTTACTGCTACTCAAAAAGCTATAGATTCAAAAATTGAAAAAGCATATGTAGACAGATTATCTAATTATTTATCGTCTGATGAATTTGCTATGGCTGCGCCAGACACAAGTTTTTCAGCAAGACTTGCTGCTCTTGAAAGTGGTAATGCAGGAAAGTATCAAGCAGTATGGTCAACCTTGCCTACTGAGTTACAAGAAAAAATTAAGACTCAATTCTTAAAGCGTGAAGGCGAGAAAGAAAAAGCTTTACAGGTAGATCAAAAAGCAAAAGATAGTCAAAATAAAGAGGACTCAATTGACGCTTTAAACAAATATTACAAAGGCGAAATAGGTCAAGAAGAAATAGTAAATACATTAATAGCGCTTGGTCAGGCAACTCCTGCTTTTCTTAAATCAATATACGCACAAGAAGAAAAACCAACTGATGCAAAGACGTTATTCTTTGTTGGCAACCAAATTGATAAAGGAGTTTTTGGTAGACAGGATATAGAAAAATATTACGCTAATGGAAAAATAAATCTTAAAGAATCTCTTGATTTTATAAAGCAGATTAAAACAGAATCAAGGGATTTTGCTGATGCAAAAATGATACTTAAAGGCAAATTAAAGTTACCAGCTGATGGGTTTATATTAGGTGACCAATATAAAAAGCAGCAAGAGAAATATGGCTCTATGCTTGCTGATTTGATTAATGCTTCTAATGAGGCAATAGCTGCTGGCAAACCTTTTAATCCAATTGCATACGCAAACAAAATGGCGGTAGAAGGTACTAGCCAATTATCTCAAGAAAATATTAAAAAGAAGGATGAAGCTTTAGCTGCCAGATGGAGACTTCTTGGTTATACACCTCCTTCAGACGGAACATTTTTTACTGAGGATGAATTAAAAAGAACCCCAACTCCTGATAAAAAAGGGACTCTTTCAAAAGAAGATATAAAAATAATTTTAAAATTGCAAAAGAATGCACAAGAGGCTAGAGAATGAATCTCGAAGAAAGATTTTTAAACCAAGCTGCTGCTGAAAAATTGCCTGAAGGTATTGTTGAGGTTCTTCCTCCAATAAGAGATCCAGATCAATTTTCTTCTACCGCTAGTAAGCGTGGAGATGGTGTTGGCTTTGCTACTGAAGCTGCTCAATCAAACGTGTCTGGTTCAAACGTAAATGGTCAGCAAGTTAAACCTACTAACCTTACATCATTGCCGCCAGTAACTGTAACAGCAACTAATGAACCATTAACTCCAGATCAAATAAATAAATTAATAAATGACCCAGCTCTTAGGTTTAGTGCTGTATCAGATCGAATTAGAGAAACATTTAATAATGAACCTAAATCAGAGCTGATACCTTTAAATAGAACTATGCGTCAAGAGTTAGCATATTCTATGCAGCAATTACTTGTTGATAAATTTGGTGTTGATAATTACAGAGCTGGCAGACTTTCTGAAAGTGTATTTGGTGGTGACAGAAGTGGCGCTCCTCTAGGTCTTGGTTTAATTGATGTGACTCCGTTTGTTATACCTCTAGCGTTTCAGGAATCTGGTCTATCAGCTCAAGAGTCATTTAAGTCTGCTGATCGTGGCAACTTAGGACAGGCTGCTCTTGAGTATGGCACTGGTATGGTGCAAGGCGCAGAAGCTATTCCTGCTGTAGGTATGGCTGTCAAAGGATTAAAAGCTGGCGCTAAATCATTGGCTCCAAATATTGCTGATGTTATGGAATCTGGAATGCGTAAGACTGGCATGATCATGGACATTGTGCCACCAGCTCCGTTTAATGATGTTGAAAAAAGCATAGTAACTAATGCTGCTGGAGATAATCCAGAATTAATGAAGTTAGGTGAAACCGCAGTTCAAAATATTAAGTCTAACTATCCTGAATCAAATGGATGGGTTCCAATAGAAATTAAAAATCTAACATTTAAAACTGCAAAAGATGGCAGTAAAACACCAAAAATTGAAGCAGAGAAAGTTCCATATAACTTCCATATTCCACCAGATGGAGTTAGTGAGCCTGTTTGGAAATCAAATATTACTTCAAAAATAGTTGGTGAAGTTCAAGACGTTGTTAAAAGAGCTAACTCTGGTGATCAAGCAGCGGTTGAAATAATAAATCAAGCAAGCTGGTATCGCTCAATGAGAGACAGGCTGCGTAAAGAATTTGGTGGTATTGGCGATGTGTTCGCTGACGTTCTTGGAACCACATCTGCACAAACTGGTGTAGAGCAAAACTTTGAAAACGCTGTAGAAATATTGCGTAGATTTTCTCGTGGTGAGTATGATAAAGAATTAGCTGCATACGAAAATAGAATTAAATCTGGAAAGCCAGTTGATCCTAAAACTTTAACAGCAATGCATAAGAGCGGAGAATTTCCTCTTATAACAAAAGCTGGTGGTGAATTATTTAATACAAATAGTCCGTCATCAATGGCTGCTTTGCTTGATATGTTTAGATCAGTAAAAAGCGGTGATTCTCCAAAGACACCAAACTTCACAGGTAATTTAATTGGTTTAACAAACGAAGCCACTATTGATGTGTGGGCTGCTCGTATGTTACGAAGAATGGCTGACTTACCAAGAATACCGCCACCAGCCGAAAAAGGTGTAGCAGGAAAACACCTTGTTGGATCAAGCTTGTTTAATCCAAAAGTTGGCAGTGAGTTTGGATTTGGTCAGGCAGTATTTAAAGATGCGGCAGATCAAATAAATCAAAGCGGAATTGTTAAGCGTGTAGCTCCACAAATTGGTAACCTTGGCCCAGATGATTTACAGGCTGTAGCTTGGTTTATTGAAAAAGAAAAATGGACTAATAGCGGCTGGACAAGTAAAGCTGGTGAAGGTGGATCACTTGATTATGAAATGTCTCTTGCTGGCGCACCAGATCCGCAAGCAGTTAAAGATTTGCGTAGAGATATAAATAAAGGATTTACATCAATATCACCTCGTAAAGCAGAAGTAGAAGACGCAGGTTATCAAGTTTTTGAATATAGAAACAATAAAGCAAGGCAAGCTTTTGAGGCAGGTAAGCCAGCGAAAAAAGCGCAACTTAAATCTATGGAAGCAAATGTAGATAGATACGTCCTTGGCATTTCTGGTGAGCGCCCTAATAAACCTATGAGTAACTATGCTCAAGCAGAACTTGCGGCTGAACACGATGACGTTGTGCGTAATGATAAATCTGTACTTTCATACAATCTTACAAATACGTTTGGTTCTTTTATGGGTCAAACAGAAAGAGCTTTAAATGCTGAATTTATTACAACACAAAAATTTAATCCGTCAGCATTAGAAAGAAGACTTGTTGAGCAAGGTAAGCAATACGATCAAGACGCTGTATTTATATCTAAAGTATTGCCGGATGGATCAAGTCCTAACGCTCGTCCAGCTGTAGAAATTTACTTTAAGCAAAAAATAACTCCACAGCAAATGGAGTCAGTTACACAAAAGTTAAGAAAATATGGTGTTGATGGGTTTACATATGTAACCGATATGCGATTTAGTGATCGTATTAATATACAAGCAAAGGCTGGCGGTGCAGATACAGCTGGCTTAAATGGTATACGTTTCCAATATATTCCTGAATTTGATGATGCATATAATGCAACAAATAGATCAGCAATAATGACGGAAAAACAAAATCTGTTTAGAAAGATTGTTCGAGATATAATAAAAGAGGGTAATGTATCTGATGCTCGTGTTGTGCATTACGACACAAAAGTTTATTTTAGGGATGACTACGATGCTTACATTGCAAGAACAGCTGGAAATGGAAATCAAGGAAAACGGGGAGTCGGATCCGCTGGTGCAAATGTTGCGGAACCAGATACAAGCGGAGAAGTCGGGAAAGAATTTACAAGAACTGTATCTGACAGGCTCCGTAAAAAGGGAGCAGCCACAGGCAAAGTAAATAAAACTAGTACCGCTAAAAACAAAGGGGCTGACTAATGGCTATCGAATCTCTTAATCAGCGCTTAGACCAACTATCCCCTGAGAATTTACAGGTACAGCAGACGCTACCTAACATTGAGCAGCCACCGTTTAATGAGGATACTGAGGCTATTCTACCTGCCGATGAGCAGCCAGTAGACGAGTTTGTGCCGGAGGCTGGTCTATTTACTCAGCTAGTTAGAAAGCAGATCAAGAAAGCTCCGCTAAGTACAGAGCGCAAGATCCTGCAAAAAGATATCCAGTCTGGCAAGGTCGGTGCGTATACAGTTATTAGAGAGGATGCGCCAGTTAATGAGATCCTAAACAAAGCTCAAACTACAACCGCATCAGGTAAGCCATCTCCTACTCAATCACAATTGGACGCTGGTGTAGAGAAGACTGTATTTAATTTGGATCAGATTAAGGACGTAGACGGTGTTCGTCAATTCATTGAGGCTACCGCATTACAGTATGGCGCTAATAAGCTGCCTAAGATGTCTTATAAGGAAGTGGCTGAGAAGGCTGCTGAAGACGGCTATGACGAGCGTTTTATAGCTAGGATACTAGATCCTAAAGTACAAACAACTGCCAGTCCAGAGGAAGCATACAAGATGATGCTTGCTATTACTGATGCTGGAAAACGTGCGTTTGATCTTGGTGAGCAGGTAAAACTTGCAGCTAATAATGGAACATTGAATGCTGATCTAGCCACTAAGTTTCATCAGGCTGTAGCTCTTGAGGGTGTGCTGCTTAAAGCTGCCAAGGGAAGACAGGCTGACATAGCTAGAACGCTGGGTATATTTTCACAGGCTCGTACATCAAGCGCAGCTAGAGGCGCACAGCTAGATACAATCCTTAATGAGGCTGGTGGTATTAGGAATTCATTTGAGCTGGCTAATAGCTACACTGCGTTGGATAGTCGTTCAGCTCGTTCTGCTTTGGCAGAAAAGACAATCTCAGGCACATTTCGTGATGTGTGGTACTCGACATGGATTAACGGTCTATTATCATCTGGAGTTACTCACGCAAAGAACATAGTAGGTAATGCTGCATTTGGTGCGTATCAGATACCAGAAAGAGTTA